GAAGACGGACACGAGATATTTACCGGGAAAACAAAGGCTTACTCAAATACCGGAAAATCTCAAACAAGGACAAAAGGTGGCAGAACGAGAAGTTTTCCGCATTACAAAGATGCAGAAAAACTACTTGACAACTTCACAGAAGAAATGGCAAAGGAGCTTGAAAAATGACATTTAAAGAATTATATACCAAAGCTAAAGCTGAAACAGGGATTGAAACGGCAATGGTAAAATTTAAAAAAACACAAGCCCCGCCGTTTTGCATCATTACACCTGAAGGAGCAGAACCTGTTAAGGCGGATGATAAGACAGTTTATAATTTTAACAAGGCACTTTTCACATTAACAACAAAGAAAAGAGACGAGAAAACAAAAACACTCGTCGAAGCGTTCTTTGATAATAATGAAATTGATTATGATGTTGATGATGAAGGGTATTATGAAAACGAAGGAATATATGAAACAGTATATTCAATTATATTTTAGGAGGAAATGATATGCCAAAAAATAAGATTAAATTTGGTTTAAAAAATGTACATCGTGCGGAGATTACCATTAGCGATACTGGTGTTGTGTCATACGGAAATCCTAAAAAGATGGAAGGTGCGGTAACTCTTACTTTAGACCCTGCAATTAACTCCACACAAGTACCTGCTGATGATTTGCCTGATTTTGCAATTCTTGATGAAAACAACGGTTACACAGGAAGCATGGAATTTACCAATCTTTCTGATGAAGACAGAATTGCTATTTTTGGTGAAAAACTTGACGACAACGGTGTGTTAGTGGAGAGTGCTGATGACCAGCCAAAACCACATGCATATTTGTTTGAAATTTCCGGTGATAAGAACAAAATCAGACACGTTTTATATAACGTAAGAGGAACTAAGCCATCAGCCGGAAGCACTACCGGAAAGACACAGAACCAGAGTGATGTTATGAACATTACTGCAAGCCCTGCCATTGATACCGGCAAGATTAAAGGTAAGGTTGAAAACAAAGCGCCTACTGTTGAAATTTATGAAGGATGGTTTGAAAAGGTTTATGTGCCGGTATTCTCAGGCGAAATTGAAGAAGAATAAGTTACATCGGGGGGGCGAAAAGCTCCCCTTATTCTTTGAAAGGATAGAAAATGAAAAAAGAAATTAGAATTTGTGAGGAAACAACAACAATTTATGCAAGTGCATATACGCCGATTTTATATCGCGAAAGCTTTGGGAGAGATATATTTGAGGACATTTCAAAGGTTAGAGAAACCAAAGATATAAAACAAAAAATTGCAATTGCAGCTCGATTGCTTTTTGTGATGCAAAGACAACGAAACGGTTTTAATAAGATTACAACAAAGAATTTATTTAACATTCTACCGGAGCTTATTAAACTGTGGAATTTTAATATGCAATGTTGTGTAGATAGAGCAAATAGTACTGAAAACCATGTACCGCTTACTGCTTCACTCTATCTTTTGAGATGCATACAACTTGGTCTTTCTATAGAGGATTTAAAACAATTAACTATAGGAATGGTTTTAGATGTGTATACTGAACTTGAAAATAATAAGATTGACAATAATTCTGTTCATGAGGCAACCCAAGAAGATATGGACAGATTTTAAATAAAGGATGTGATTTTATGGCCAGCAAAACACAAATTAAAGGTATAACAATTGAGATAGGCGGAGATACCAGCAAGTTAACAAAATCTCTAAGCGGCGTTAACAGGGAGATTAATTCCACACAAAGAGAACTAAAAGAGGTGGAAAAACGCCTTAAGCTGGACCCTGGCAATACAGAACTTCTTGCACAAAAACAAGCGATTTTGAATGAGAATATACAGGCAACAGACAAGAAGTTGTTAGCGCTTAAAAGTGCGAAAGAAAGAGCCGATACAGCTATGGCAAACGGCACAGAAGTAAACACAAAAATGTATCGCAGACTACAAAGAGAAATTTATGACGCAACAATTTCAATAGAGGCAATGACAGTTGATGTTAAAGATTTAGGTGATGAGTCAAATAAGACAGGTAACGATTTGGACAATATGGGCATAGCAACTAAAAATGTCAATGCCAATGTTCTTACCGCAAAAACAAATGTCGCAAGTTTTGCTTTTGATATTGCCAAAACACTTGTATCTGCTATGAGTAATCTTGTAGCAGAAACAAGGGAATACAGAGAGGAAATGAATAAGCTCGATGCTGCATATAGTTCAGCTGAACATTCAGTAGAGTCTGCAAAAAAAATATACAATGAATTTTATAAAATACTTGGCGAAACCGACAGAAGTGTTGAAGCGGTAAATCACCTTGCGAAATTTGTAAAAGAAGAAAAAGACCTTGCTAAGTGGGGAATATCGCCGCAGGTGTTACTGCTACATTTGGCGACAGTCTTCCTATAGAGGGGTTAACAGAAGCTGCTAACGAAACTGCAAAAGTTGGAAAAGTAACAGGAGTTCTGGCGGATGCATTGAATTGGGCAGGGGTAAACGAGGATAAATTTAATGAAGAGCTTGAAAAGTGCAACGACGAGCAAGAAAGAACAGCTAAAATTACGGATACTCTTAATGAACTATATATTACATCGGCAGAATCTTATAAAGAGATGAATGCTGACATTATGGCAAGCCGTGAAGCAACAGATAAATTAAGTGAATCTAAAGCAAAGCTTGGCGCAATATTAGAACCTGTATTAACCGGAGCAAAAAATTTAACTGCAGATGTGGCACTGGGTGTTGTAGGTTGGGTAGAAAAGATACAAGGTGCTAATGATGAGGTTAAGATTTTAGGTGAAAGCGTACAACAACTTGATGAAAAGCAAAATACATATAAGGAGAATCTTGAAAAAAATGTTGTGGCAGAACTTGCAGAAATAGAAAGATGTAAACTGCTTTATAATGAATTGCAAAATCTTGTTGACCAAAGTGGGGCAGTTCAAGAAGCTGACAAAACAAGGGCAGAGTACATAATTGGTGAACTCAACGAAGCTCTTGGACTTGAAATAGAAATGAACGGCAATGTTATCAAATCCCTTGATAGCTATAGCGGTAAAATCGATGAAATAATTGCAAAAAAACAGGCGAAAATACTTTTAGATTCACAAGAAGAAGCATATACTGATGCTTTTCTTAACAGAGAAAAGGCAGCTAACAAAGAGCAAGAAATATACGATATGCTAATTGCAAAAAAAACGGAACTTGCAGAAAAAGAGGCAGCTTATAATGAGGCGATGAGGCAAGGTAATGAGGCATTAGCAATAGAAATTTCTATGCAAAAACATGAAATTAATAGTGAGATTGATTCTTTAGAGAAATCTTTGGGCGAAGCGGGACAAATTGTTGAGCAATATGACAAAACAATGGAAACATACAAATTATCCGCAGAGGCTGCCGCTGAAGGTAATGTTAAAAAAATGTTGGAGATAATGGATGGCGAGAACAAGGCGAGAAAAGAATCTGCAGAGGTTGCATTAGCTACCGAAGAAGACAAAGTTGGAAAGCAGGGTGAAATACTCGCTGCGGCCGTGCGACAATATGAACTTGCTGCGGAAAGGTGTCAGAAGGTTAACAGTGATGCAAATCAAGAAGAAAAAGCAAGGGCTGAACAATATGCTATTGAAATGGCGGAGGCTTACAAGGCTGTAGGAGGACAGATTGTTGACGGACAAGTCACGGGGATGGATGGCAAAAAAGTTACGCTTTTTAACAAAGCTGAAGAGTTGGTGGCAGGGCTTAAAGAAAAGTTTACTGGAATTCTCGGATTTGACATTCACTCTCCTTCAAAATGGGCCAAGAAGATGATGGAATGGGTTGACATTGGTCTTGCTGAGGGCATTGAGGAAAATACATCTGCAGAAGAAGCAATGGAAAAGAAGGTTAAAAATCTTAAAAACAAGATTAGTGAGCTTAAAGGGGAAGCGGATATTGATTCTGAGATTTCAGATGCTGAGTTTGAACTTTGGAAGCTTGCAAACCCTGATGCAACGGAAGAAGAAGTATTTATAAGAGAAACAGGAAATTTAATGACTGCAATTAAAAATCAGACAGAAAAGATTGACCTTGTTAATGTTGCTTATGAGGAGATGAAGGAGCTTACAGGAGAAAACTCCGAGGAAAGTAAAAGTCTTCAACTCGAACTTATAAATGAACGCATTGAGCTTGAAAAGCTTAATGATGAAATGGCAGAATTGATTGAAAACCGAAAAAAAGCCAATGGAGCATCAGGCTCAACTGCGACAGGCTCATCTGGTGTTTCCCCAAGTCAATCAGTTGCTGATTATTATAATTACATTGCAAAATATGGTGGAGAATTATCAAAGCAAGGATTAAGTGAAGATGCAATTAAAAATGCAGCAGCATCTATGACGGGGTATAGCGCACCATCATACAATACTGAGAACATAAATAACACCACAAACAAGAATATTGTTGTTAATCAAACAATTAACAATCCTACTGCTGAATCTGCTTATGGTGTTAAAAAAATGACCTTGCAAGCTCTAAAGCAAATTGAACTTTCAGGGAGGTTATAAAGATGAAATACATTAAAATCGGCAACATAAGGATAACTACTCGTTCCAGAGAGGGATATTTGTTGACGGCTGCACCTGACACAAGCAGTGGCGATGTTCAGACAAATGTTATAAATTATGCCGGATGTGATGGTGAAGAAATTAAGGATATATACTTCAAATCTCGTAGTTTTTCTGTAGAAGGGTATATATTCAGCAACTCAGAACGTGGTTATCATATGCTAAGAAGAAAGCTCATCCATGAGCTTATTCCCAAAAAAGAGTATGAACTTGAATATTATGACGGCAGCAACACATATAAAGCTGTAGCGGTTCTTGACGGTAATGTGACTTTTGGAAGAGTAATTGGAAGAAAAAACGGCTCATTTTTATTAAATGTTACAATTCCCGGATTTTATTTTAAAAGTAAAAAAAGAACTTTTGTCAAAGTCTACCAGCGTCAAAATTTGATTACGGGCAGTTTTACACTTCCGGCGGTATTCACAACCAGAGTGTCAGAGGCAACGGTTTTAAATAAAGGGGATGTTCCTGCGTTTCCGGTGTTTACTCTTTCTTGTATATCTGTGGAAGGAAATGCAATTTCAATAACAAACGATACGACAAATGAAAAAATACTCTTAAATTACACTCCTACCGTAGGTGAAGTGATAACAATTGATTGTGAAAACTTTAAAATAGAATCGAACATAAACGGCAATATTATCAAACATCTTTCTGCAGACAGCGTGTTTTTTTTAATTGGAACGGGCAATGTTAGTTTAAGCTGCCAAACACATGGTGTGCTTGTATCTGTTGAGTTATTTGAGAGATATTCGGGGGTGTAGTAGTGATAATAAAATGCTATGAAAATATACCACTAAATGGCAAATTTAACTGTTTTGATGTAATACCACGATTTGAAAGCATAATTTGGACAAAGCGCTTTTATGATGTTGGAAGTTTTGAACTTAAACTGCAAAAAAATCCGTTAAAAAATGGCGATATAATTTTACATGGTCAGCATAGCGGCATAGTATGTAAAATATCTGAGGATTTGAATGGTTCAATGGTATACGGCTATGATTTATGCGGTCTTCTAAAATACAGATATATCTTTGAGAAAAAAGAATAT